ATGGATTGACCCGCAGACAAAGTTTTTCTAGGAAGGACCCGTAAATATTTATTAGTTATTTGGGCTCCATGTCGTGACTCTTTAATCGCTTTCTGTGTATGTTCGTTAGCCATGCTCTGATCCATCTCGCAATCCTTGGTTTGTTTGTAGCCTCTGCATATGCTGCCAGTGCTGTCCTGGCTGCTGAGTCATGCTCAGGCAGTAAGACAAAAGCTCCCATTATCTCTTTGTTTGTTCTATTATCAATCACCTTAAAAACGCTACTTTTCTGCGATGAATTTAATATTTGGTTTTGACTTTGTGATGGCGGTCCTGGCGGTGGTGGTGGCTTAATAGCATCCTTAGGTATTGGATTGGATTCTTTCTTGCTCATTGTATCTATCCTCCTATCTGTGAGTTGCTTTGAGACTAAGATGCAAGTGTGGCCTGGTAATTAGCAGTCTCTTTGCTTTTGGTGGTTGGCCGGGAACAACGACAATCTTTTGTTCTGGCAACGAAATATCTATTACCATCCCTGGTTGCATCAGATTATATAGTTTCTCAGCATACTGAGATATTTCCCCTAGAGTCTTCTTTAGCCCTTCCCCTGAATACTTTGCCTCTTCACCTATCTTCTTTTCAACCTTTTCTTTTAGTTCTATTTTCTCTTTATTAGTCATTTTCTCTTCTCCTTTTGTTTTATCCTATATTCTTAAATTTTCTTACCCAAAACCATTTATCCGTTCTCTCCTCTGCTCTTATATCTATTATCTCAAGCGTAATTCTTGAAAATTCACGAGGCATACTAGAAGCACGTTCCCACTTAAAGTCGTGGTCTGCATCTGCTCTATAATGTAGTCCACTTCCACAACAGTCATACTCATCTGATTCGGCAAAAAACGTTTCCTTAACCCACAATCTATCTCCGTCTTGACCAAAAGGAAATTTCCCTAATGCTTTATCAGCCAAACCATGTGCTGTTATAAAACCTCCTTCCGTTCCACTAGGAGCAACTCTCATAACCCATTTGTTACAAATAGGGTCTTGTTCAGGTATTTTTTCTGTTGGAATAAACACCCCTGTAGCTGTCCTTCCATCCAATATTGCTCTAACCATTTCCGTGCTAAAGATTATCGACCTCTCTTTCATTCTCATGCCTCCTATGTTATTTATATATCACCCAGCCAGTTATGTTGTACTTCTTCTGCAATACCTTTCTAAACTCCTTATACATCCTCTTTCTATATAAGAGATATTCATGGGGAACGCATTTAATATAGTTCGCAACGATATCCGGTGTCCAATACACGCCATATCCAGCCTGCTTAAAGCGCCAGAAGAAGTCCTCATGATCAGCTGTCTTTAAATCATTATCCCATCTGACGTGTTGTAGAGCCCATGTCTTTGCTATAAGAAACTGCCTGCAGATATCGCATTTTTTAACACGCAAGCTTGTTAGAATATCTATACACATAAGAACATTTTTTGTTAATATAAAATCCTCTTCGCCTAATTCCATATCGTATTCCCAAGGGATTCTATCCTTTAAATCAAAACCAAGTATCCCCGCCTTATCAACAGAATTTAAAAAAACCGTAGCTGAATCAAGCTTCTTTACTGTGGCAGGAGTAAACTCAATGCTATCGGCAGTAACAATGCAATACTTTATCCCTCTATCCATTGCTTCCTGTACTAAAACATTGCGCGCCAGTGATACTCCGCAATCAAAAGGAAGTTTCGTATATTCAATAGCCTTGCCTGGATATAGTTTTTCGTAAAAGTCTAGCTTTTTAAAGTTTTCCCCTTGATCAGCTATCATTAACACAAAATCATCACGCCAATTATCCACAATAGACTTTATTGTCCTCTCTGCTAACTCCTCCCGCAGGAATGTCGTATAGATTATAGCAATTTTAGGCTTCATTTTTAATCCTTCTCCGTTAAATCCTCAATCAACCCCAAAATCTTTTCGGGATTATTTAGATCCCCGCTATGCCATTGCCGCTTAAAAAGGTAATGCAAAAAAGCACTGATCACGCCAATAGCAACCTTGCCCTTATTAGCCCACTCTACACCATCTTTAAACTCAGCATCATTAGTGACTCTATAAGTTAATCCACGAGCTTCGTAAAAAGCCCCTCCCAGATTGATGACCGGCTTATTGAAAGTCAGCGCCTCTACGCCCACTGTTGAATTGATTGTTACTACATACTTACAATGAGGCAGAAAATCTCCTATTGCGCCTACTTTGCATAATTCACAGCGGTCCGGAACTTTAATATCTGAAACATCTCCCTTTGGATGGGTTTTAAATATAATCTTGCCAGGGACAAATCTACATACATAATCCACAAGCTGCTGCATTTTCTTAAATCGAGGGGAATAATTAATGATCTGACTGTCGTTTTCAACCTGGAACGGGACAAACACAAAATCTTTAGGCGCCACAATGCTCGTTTTATCTATCTTCTTATGATATCCCTGTATCTTAGGTCTAAGCCAGTCTAATTGTTCCGAGGTTATGCCCTTATGCTTCCAATCAACCATTGAACTGCCATAATTAACCCCCTTCCTGTCAAAATAAAAAGTTCCTCTCTGTGGAAACCATCCCAGCTCCATAAAATAAATGGGAATACCCATTTTTATGCACTTTTCAGCTAATATCTTCTCCGGCGATAATCCTCCATTCCACATAAACAACAAATCGCACTCAGGCAGCTGTTTATTAAACTCCGCCTCAGTTAGTGTGTCCTGTAGAGGTAGTATCTCGTTTTGCTTAGTGAAATACTTAACCTCAATGCCCGTGGCTGAAAATACTTTAGCCAGAGCCTTATAAATCTTAAAAATAGTATAGAGGTATCTCACCTGAGACTTAAAATAAAAAACCCCTACCATTATTATCTTCATTCTACTTCCTTCATTTTTATTTGTCTCATCCTGGATTTTATTATTGCTGGTCTATCCCATATTTTTTGAAGATGTCTCCATTCTTTTGAGTGTTTTGTGTTCTTCTCATCCCTGTATAACATCGCAAATGGCAACGTGCCGATCTCCCATGCTCGCCTTAATCTTTGCTCAGCTTTCTCAATCGTATCATCTTGATAGCCTATTAAGACATAACATCGGATCTTGTTTCTGCCAAAATAATCACTCAATTTATTAACCGCTCTCCTTAATGGTTTTTCTGCATTAGAATGATCATAAGCAAGCCATAATTGATAGACGTTTAATCCTCGTAACTCTTGGACAATCCGATCAGTAACTCTTGCACTCTCAAGTCCACCGAGAAAATCAATTCGTCTTTGCTTAGATAACATCTGAAATACTTTATCTATATGAGATCTTGAGCAAGCAAGTAAATTGTTGTCTTGAATGATATTCCCTTCAACTATCGGTAATTCTCTGATTTTGCCCTCTCTTGCTGGAACAAAACAGAATGAACAGTTATTGGGACAACCCCTTGAAGTAATAACGCAACCTTTTTTTAAATATTTCCCCGCCACAAAATTATCTCCTGGATCATTAAAAGCAGGACCACCAATTTTTACTACAGGATAATAAGCTTCCCAATTCTTTTTCATGTGCATTGCTAATTTAATATCCCACGTAAATGTAACGCTGATATGAATCTCATCTGCTTTTGGTCTCCATAAATCAGGCAATCCAATCGCAACCCCAATAGGGGTCATAGATGTTAATCTTGGAAACACTCGCAATATCTTCACTATTTCCTCTCTATAATCAATGATGCATACGCATTACCCGGGGCGGGGATTATGGTATAGGTCACAGGTAGCCCCGAAAGAGCCTCTTTGATAGTCTTCTCGCTTATATATCGATGGTAATAAATCACTTTCTTGCCCGTAATAAGATCTGTTTCTTCGCATCGCCTGCAGACATCCTCGTCCTGAATATGTAAAACTACATGCACAAACTTATCTGCAACATAAACCAGGTTTTCAAGCGCCCTCTTAAAATATGGCAGATGTATTAAAACTCTATAGCAGCATACAACATCAAAATTTCTTGGCGAATAAATTTTAGTTAAATCAAAAATATCACCAGTAAAAAAAAGAGCATCCTCTTTTTCTTTTTCTTTATGAACAGCTTTCGCTGCCTCAATAGCGCTTTCTTGTATATCTATTCCAATATAGTAAGATGCTTCATTTTTAAAAAACGTAGTTTTTTGCTTTAAAAAGTCATATACATATCCACCATAACAGCCCACATCTAATATTTTTATTTTCCCATCCAAAGGACCGACAATCTTTTTCAGGGTAAGTAAATGAGATTGTATGTCACATATGTTATCCGGATTGGCGCACCAGCTTCTCACATCCTGCGATTGAGTCAGCTCAAATGGTTCCCTAACATTCTTTTCCTTGCCCGAGATCATAAAGTAATCAATATTATTAAAAGCTCCTCCTATTACTTTTACTTTTACTTTTCGGGCCCCTAATGCTTCATGGTTTTTTTGCAATTCTTCATGGTTATCATCACTTTTACGAAGTATCAACAACGACTCATCCCGTAGCTTGTATTTATAAACAGACTCAACTACTGCCCCTATTTCTTTTGCTTTTCGCTCTAATAAATCCCGTTCTTTACATTTAACTGCTTCAATAACATAAATTCCGCCTTGCTTTAATTTATAATACAAAAAACCTAGGCTTGCTATCTGGCAATCAACTCTATGACTGCAATCGTCAATTACAATATCTAGTGTCCCGATTTCATTACAAACCTTATTTAAAAACACCGTATCTTCCTGCTTGCCTATAAATACCTTTTTTCTATCGCCTTCATAGTCCTTGCACTCCGGGACCATGTCAATTCCATTTATAGTCGCTTTGTCAAAATAATCCGCCCATATTTGCATCGAGGTCCCTTTTCCAATACCTAATTCAAGAACTACCCTTGCAGATCTCCGTAGGGGTTTAAGGTATTTCTCATACTCAACCATATAATCATGCCAATGACTGCTTTTATCGCTGCCATACTTTAATGCTAATTCATCAAGACTCATCACTCTTTTATTCTTATGTGCTATTATACTCAAGTGCCAGGGTTGTATGTTTTTTTCTGCTTTTTCTACTGATTTAAACCCTATTGCTTTAAGAATACTTGTCAACGCAACTTCAGTATATCCATAAAAATGCTGGTTAGCTTCTTCATGCCCTGGTGCCCAGCCATAAAGCCCTGCCATAGCATGCCTTATCTCATCAGGAAAGCCACTTGTAACCTGCCCCAGTAATTGCTTAGCGTGAAAAGTAATATTAGGAACAGTTATAGCTACTTTCCCTGTTGGTTTTAATACTCTATACCAATCTTTTAATATAGCCACACCTGCAACTCTATTAAAATGCTCTAACACATGCCTGCTACATACCTCGTCTATTGAATTATCCTCATATGGCAAGGGATTCACTATATCATGTACTAGATCCGGCTGAACATCTTCCCTGTTATCAATATTAATATAACCATCCAGCTTTTTATCCCCACATCCAATGTTTAACTTTTTCATCTATCTCCTTTATTAAACTTCATTTCCCCAAACATCCCAACCTAGAGTTTTTTCTCTCGCAAATAATTCTATTTTTTCTCCCACAAAGCACTTATCAATTATATCTCTTACCATATCTGGTTTTTGAGAATGTTTTCTTCTAGGGGCTTCAAACCAAGTAGACCAATGTCTTTCTTTAGCGTTTATCTTTCCCCCAATCGCATAAACCATTCTGACCTATATTGCCCCTAAAATTCATTTCATCTGTAAGAGGGTTGGCTCCCGCATAGAGATCTGTGCCAGGATATGCAATAAACTTATACCATCCACCCCTGCCCACTTTTCCATAGTTCCTTTTAATAAAATCAATGGTAGCTTGCTTTTCTTCAGGGGTCTCAGTAGGCGCGCCATACATAAAGGCTGCAGTTACCGGAAGCCCTATTTTATTGGCAATATCTATTGTTCTCTGGTTATCTTCTACTGTGGCCTGTTTATTTAAAAATTTTAGCATCCTGTTACTACCGCTCTCCGCTCCGAATCTGATACTCCCGAAATGCATCTCTTTCATAGCCAAACCAATCTCCTCAGTAAATAGAGAAGCGCGAACATAACCGGTCAATTGAGTTCGTTTATTTAATTCCTTTTCCATCCAGAGATCATGTATCCTGTAAAATCTTTTCTTATTGGCTATAAATAAATCATCAACTAAATAAATGCCTTTTGATTCAGGGTATTTTTTAAGAGCATATTCAACCTCTTCTATGAAATACTCAGGCGAGGAGTACCTGGCTTTCTTCCAAAAAGCATGACTGCTGCAGTATTTGCAATTAAAAGGACATCCTCTGATAGAAAATATAGGGACCACAACACCACATTTGCCTCTGTCGGGGAAATTAAGAACGTCAATATCTTCTATCAATGGTTCGCGCATGACTTTCTGGGTGGATCCGTCTATAATCTTCTGAAAAGCAATCTCACCCTCGCCAATAATGATGTGTTTAAAGTCATAATCCTGCAGACCATCCCATAATGTCCCATAACCACCAATAATCACAGGAATTGATGTGGAATAAAGGATGCTGATAGCCTCTTTTATTCCATGCGCAGTAGCTGTCAATCCTATCAGATCACAATCTACAAGATCTGCCCTATTCTGCACAATCTCTACCTCAGCGTCCTTGCAATTTGTCTTTAGATAGCCAAGACCCATATGATACTCTGTAAGGGACGGCTCATCTCCACACATGTATAGTTTTATTTTCATCATATCCCTAATACTCCTTGTGATAGTCTTTTGGCAGTCATTTCGCAGTATTCTTCCTTAGTATCAATCCCAATCGCTTTCCGGCCCTGATTTTTTGAGGCCAACAAAGTTTGCCCCGAGCCCATAAATGAATCTAATACTATATCTTGTAGGTCCGACCAAATATTTATAATGAAATTCATGTGGCTAATTTTACGCGGGCAGGGATGTTCTGTTTCTTTGCCAATTTTCCCAATGCTAGTAAATTCGCCCCTAATAAGCCTCCGCCCCGGAATAGATTTGGGAGGTGCGCCATATAAATACGCAACATTCGAGGTATTTAATAATCGTCCTTTGTGTCCTGGTAGATTATACCTAAGCCAACAAACTCGAAAAAATTGCGTGTGGATAGGTCCTAATATCCCAGGATCAGAATCACAACCAAGTAAAATAGCAATTCTTTTTATCTCTGCCGGCAGTAGATCCGCAAAATCTTTAAATAATGAATATGGGTTTATGTCTTTAAATTCTTCTACTGAATTATTTGGCCATACTGGGTCTGTTATCACAACGTCATATTTAAGGCCCGGCATAATCTCTCTGCAGTCGCCATGATAAATAGTGCAATAATCATCTTTATAATATGGTTTCATAATAAATTTAAAACCCTCCTATCAGCATCTCTACGCACAACAGAAATTCCCAATTGATTCGCAGGGAAAGTCACAACGTCCAATGATATATGCCCTGTCCAAATATAATTAATAATTTTATAAGAATCGGCGCAGCTTGTAGGTACAAGACGTTCCTGAGTTGACGGATCAGTATCATGTATTAAGATAGTTCCACCTAGATTCAATAATAATAAACTATTTTCAAAGTCCTTCTTGAGCTGCTCAAATCTATGATCACCATCAATAAAAATGACATCAACCTTATCATGAAACTGTTTGAAGAACTCATCAGATGTCATTTCATAGAACTCACACGGATATGTAAGTCTATTTTTAATGTCTACTCCAATAGCTCTCTTCACTAAGGGCTTAACCATATCAAACGTACTACCCTTAAACACTCCAATCTCCAAATAAGTCTGCGCTCTTTGCGATTTTACAACCCAGCATACCAACTCAGGATAAGTTCCTAACACTATACTCCTCCTCTAAGTTTATTTAGATGATCCTTTAGCGAAGCAAATTTCGCTACCATATGCCCCTCGCCTAACCTATCTTTCCAAAGCGACATGCTTCCATAATGATGAACATATTTATCTAACTCCGGAATTGATATTTTATGCATTTTAAACCCTCTTGGATTATCAAATACCAACCTCGTTGCAAACTTCATGCCCGTATCATACTCAACTCTATCTCTAGTTAATTCAACGTCTTCAAACCATTCCGAAAGCTCTTTCTCATGTCCAACTATTTTATCTTTAAATTTACGCTTAAACTCGCTCATAGATTCTTTAAACAAGCCCCAGTCATCAGCCTGCCTAAACTGCCGATAAAGATGCATGTTGAATACTAAACATGCAGGATGGAACCATGGAAGCTGCAAGAAATCAAATCCAGCCCTATTCATTCCCCTAACAAAACCCCCTATTCCCAAATCCTGTTCATAATTTGGAAGCTTGCTCATAAAGAAATCCAACCAATCGGATCTCATTATTTCAACATCGCTATCTAATACACAAGCGTAGTCAGTATCGCAATGAGTTAATAAAGCGTTCAATGATATTACATGTGCCTGCCTCTTTGGTACTTCTATCAACTCCAAAATCCCGCCATCTCTGCAGGCTGCTAAATATGACCGCTCGGCGCTATCTACCGGAGATGAATCGCATACCACTATTTTATATGGCTTATATGCCGTTCGCTTCTTAATGCTCTCAATGCAAAGATACAGGGCTTCATGCGGACACCAGCTTGGTATTAAAATTGATACTGTTTTCATCGCTGCTCCTATTTTAAAGTTGCGAACTGTTTGATAAGCTCATCTTTTAAATCATCTAGGACTTTATTCTCAGATGCTATTCCTACAACAGTATGAGGAAATTTGGGATCTCCTATAAAATCAACAAGAGCAAAAGTAAAAGGCTTTAAAAGACTCAAAAATCCCTCTGGGGTAAAACGCCAGTAATCATGTGTATCGTGTATCGGGCAACGCATAACAGAACTTATAATGAAAAACCCTCCTAGTTTAAGAATTCTATAGGCTTCGTCAACTGCTTCCCTTAAATATTCTACATGTTCAAAGGTATCAAGACTAAGAACTGTTCCTGCGGACCCTAAAATAATGGGAGTGCTGCTCATATCCATCACCACATCGACTCCATCCCCATCTCTTATGTCAGCCCCCACATACTTCTTACCCAGGAAAAGCGGTCTAAGATCAGCGAATCCTTTTTGCCCAGGTACTTGGTAAGAGCCAAACTCATATATAGGCTCCAGGATTGGGAGCGTCTTAGAACATATTTCTACAAACTGTTTTATTAATGGCCGCATATTAACTCCTTTATATTTTTTTCATATATGGCGTTAAACACATAAGTATAGCGGATAAAAGACCATTAGTAATATCTCCTCTTTGAAAACTAATAATCCCCATGACCATCCAAATTAAAGCTAGAATTGTTTTAAATAGCCTCATCTCTTCTCCCCTATATAAAAATTACATAAACTATTACCAAAATACATTAATTCCGCCCTTTTAGGCTTATATCCCATACTCCAGAACCTATCTACCAGCTCATCCATGCCGTAATGCTTAAAATGAAACTTATTGCTCCCCATAGGGCATTTTAGATGCGGAGTAGATACTATAAATAGTTCGGGATTTATGGATTTAAAAATATGAAACACTTCATCAGTGTCTTCAATATGTTCTATTGCTTCAAAAGACACCACAACATCTATTTGCTCCCATAATGGAGGACTAAAATCCAAAAAATCCTGCGCCTTATATCTAATGTTAGGTGATTTGTAATGCTCATTTGCAAACTCTATTGCCTCAACGCTATCATCAACCCCAATCACGTCCTTGGCTATCTTAGCCATGATATAGCTTCCATATCCAACCCCGCAGCACATATCCAGCACCCTCTTGCCTTTAGCATATGCTGTTGCCTCGTAATATCTCTGTAAATGATCCTCTCTTATTTGAACCAATGTAGCGCCCCTCTGCCTTTCGCCCGACCTTAAAGACTTGTCTCTCCCCATTATATAAGCTCCTTTCTATATTTTTCTCTTAAAATTCCATGTGTTAGGGTACTCTCTGCATTCCCGCATAAATGCTCACCGGCGTGTCTTCGATATATCAGTGTCGGTTTATCCAAAAACCTAAACTTAAATTTCTCAAAATTTCGCAGTGTATATTCATAATCAAATGCCCTTGCATAATTTTCATCAAATTTTTCCTTTTCCAGAACGTGCCTGCGCATGAAAAAAGTTCCTCCGGCAATCCATCCCTTATCAAAGCAAAGTTGTTTTTTATCCACTGCTCCATGGCTAACCACTTTTATCCCCCCGGATATATCCTCTTCCTTGTATGCTGAATGGATAATATCTACATCCGGTTTCATCGCTTCCAATTGATTCTTGATCCTGTCTGGCAGCATAATATCATCAGAATCCATGAGTACAATAAATTCCCCCTTCGATCTCTCAAATAACTTGTTTCTCATATTGCATGAGCCGATTGATTGTTGTTTAATATAAATTTTTATTCTAGGATCCTGAAATTTTTGAATAACCTCTCCTGTTTTTGTCTGTGGTAAGCCGTCTATCCCGATTAATAACTCAAAATTCTTATAGCTTTGCTTTAAAACGCTTTCTATTGCGTCTTTTATATATTCTTCGTGATTCAGGGTAGGCATTAAAATTGAAATCAATGGCATAGTTAAGTGTTTTCTTGTAAAATCATTCCATCGTTCTTTGGGTATATCACGCGGTTGATACGTACCCCATTTTTCCTTAAATACCTGATCCGTCTTTGGAAGCAGCCTATATCCCTCGTCTTTACATCCCAATCCTCCTACATGCTCAACAAAGCCCTTGGAAATAACAGACCAAAATCCATGCCTTATTGCCCGCAAACAATAATCATCATCCTCGCCCCCATAGTAAGCAAATCGTTCATCCAATAAGCCCACCACGTCTAACACTCTGCGAGGAATTAATACAGCAAACATATTCAGGGTATTCGCTGTTTCCCATGAAAAATCTCCGTTATATGCTTCCTGATTGCTGCATCCTCCATGCTGGGTCCTTGCGCCAACCAACGTAGGCCCTAATTGTTCACAGCTTGAAATCATCTCCTCAAGCCAGTTTCTACGTGGGAGAGTATCATCATTTAAAATACAGATATATTTTCCTACTGCTGCTTCTATGCCCAAATTAACCCGATGAGCAAAAATAAACGGTCTATTAGTTAATATAACCTCGCCGTATGTTCTTAGTTTGTCCTGGAATTCAACACTATTATCCATGACAAAAATAATTTCATAGCTATTTGTATTCTTAATAATGGCGTCTATGCAGTTTTTTGTGCAATCCCAGTTATTGTGGGTGGGTATAATTATTGAGGCTACTATTGATTTCTTTATAATCTTAATTCCGCGTTTAAGACATGCGTCCTGCAAAACTACAAAAAGTTCTAATTCTCTTCCCCACCTGGAATTCTTATGATCTGTTTTAATATTTTCTAAATTCTTAACAAAATACCCCTCTCCTCTCATATCTGCGCCATATAACTTGATTGTTTTGGCGCCCTTTAGAACTGCCAGAGCTATTGCGGCAAAGACACTATACTCAGCCCATGAAAAATCCTTATTAAACGGCATGATACTCCCGAGGTCTTTGCCTGGATATGTCTCTTTCTTGGTCTGTTTGAATAAATCGTTTAAATCGGGACACCATCTATGCATGTGATTGTTCCAGTTCTCTGGGATCCATAATTTCATATCTTCTGTTTTGACTTCCTTTACACATCTCGTAAAAACAGCATAATCCATTATTGCCCAATATGCAACCTTAACATCTTTTAATATTGCCCCATTAACAGCTATTGAATGCTCAGGGTCATATCGAAGCTTTTTAACTGAAAGCTTGCTCAGTGATGGCCCGGGACAAAATATAGTCCATTCGTTATTCATTATCTAAATCTTCCCTTCCCAAACTGTTTCAATGTCCTTTGACCTGGCAAAATCCGCAACATAGCAATGTTCAGGAGCTATCCCGCCCAATGCTCTTGAGCATTCTTTTTGTAGCGACCAGAGAGCTAATTCAACACAGAAAAACAATCTTTTGCTTTGCTTAAATAGCCAACTGAAACGAAAAGCTAGTACACCCAGCCAATCATAAGAAAGATTGCATTTTGATGATGCCCAGAACGCCACCTTATATCTTTTTTTCCGCTCATACAAGCCGTTCTTATAACGAACCAGTCTTATAGTACGCCCCTTATGCCTTTTTCTAAAATCAACAACCTTTGTTTTAGGAGCAATTACGGAAACACTATATGGGCCGCCACCGCATATCTCTATATGCGTCCAGCAAGCTTCATCTTTAACAAACCCCGCCTTTAACTGTTCTTTTTCAATCTGCTTAGAGATAAAGCCCCCATCTGACTTAAAAAGTATGAAGTAACCCATTCTAAATCTATTTAGATCTATCATATCTTTACCTCCGTAATTCTAGCCTCTTTAACATAATCACAAGAACAACAACTAAGCTGTCCAGAACCCTTAATAATTTCAAATTTCATAACATCCTCGCATTTAGGACACGGCACATAATCCCCGTCCCCATCCTCTTTCTCTTTAATAAAAACTATAACTACTTTCATTTTATCCTCCTTATTAAATCAACTATCTGCGCAATCATTGCGCATAATACAATCGGATATCCCCAGCTAAAAAACAGAGCAATAATAATTATTTTTATAATCATCCCATTACCTTCTTATGTAATCTTCTCTTGGATTTTCCCTGCCCTGGAATTGTGTATCCAGGAAGAAGCATGTCTATGAATTTAACCAACTCATCAATATTATCTCTAACTACGATATAATGAGCACTCTTTTCTAATAAATGCCTTATCTCTTTTTGCTCATCCGTTAATTTTCCTTCCCCTGTTTTACATTCTATATAGAAATGTGGATAATACACCTCAAAGTCCGGATGCCCTGTTGCTTTTGAATTCTGCACCTGTCCACATTTAAAGCAACGATAGTTATCAACTCGCATATATCGCAAGTTCCTTGCATCTAGTAAGTCCGCAACTGCTTGTTCTAAGTCCTTACTTCGAGTCATCTTATCTCATCCCTATTATATTTACGCTATGGACCACGGGGTTATAAAATCCTTGACTCTGATGTAGTTTTTTACATCCCGGGCAGAACCTGTATCTTTTAGTATCGCTACTCATAAGCCATCTTCCACATACATCAAAATTAAAGCATCTTATTCTTGTTCTTTTTTGCTTGAATTGCGATTTCTTTTTCTCTAGCTTCTTATGGTAACCCTGACGATATACCATCATGTAACTTCTCATATATTCCCTAAAATAATGTTTTTTACATAATCCTCTACCATGATGCTGTCGATAACACCCCTCCACACTACATAGTTTTAATGTTCTCAAAATGAAATCCTATGTTTTTCTCTAGTTTCTTTTGTTAATGCTTTATATCCCGGGCGTTGATCATAAGGCACAGACTTCTCTTTAGCTTTTAGTTCTGGTTCTGATTTCAGCTTTAAGTTCCCAACCTTCCACTCAGGGAATTTTTTTACTACAGTCTCTATTGTCCAAACCAATTTCTTCTTATCGCAATATTTCCCAGTTTCTTTCATGCATATAAATGATTGTTTAAGATTGCCGGTCAGTTCTAAAATTGCTTTTGCTGATTTACTAGCTCTAGCAAAATAATATTCATCCCAATTAGGGATTTTTTCAAAGCCCTTAATTAATTTATAATTAAAAACAATCTCCTGAATAGGAGATAGTAGTGTTTTCTTTTGTGAAAGAGTTTCTTTTGTTATGTTCACTTTCTGAACATGGTTCTTAGCACAATTCCCATGTTCACTTTCTGGACATGCTAAATGTTTCCCATGTTCACTTTCTGAACATGGGGATTCTTTACCCAGAAAAACCTTTCCTAATCTATAAAATATTTTATTATGCCGTCTTTCTGCAGGCGTTTTAAGTATTTTGCCATTTTCGTTTCTTGTTTCAATCCACCCATTTTTCACACAACCATCAACGGCTCCGGAGATAGATGTAGGTCCTCTCCCAGCTTTTTGCTCTATTTGAGAACGCGTTATCCAGTCTTCCGTTTTTCTCATTCCTGTTGTATGGTCCACTTCCCAGCCAAAAGTAGATCTCGTTACGATTAAAACCACTCTCAATTCGGTATCAGACATCTTCTTCATTTCGTTATTGAAGAGTTCGTTGGGCGTTGGGGTGGTATTAGGTATCATAGTTTATCCTTCATAGTTATAGGCCTGCAGGCAGGTGAAAGGAGGTGTCCTTCTTGACTTTGGCGTCAGCAAAAGCCCTGCCTGCAATATTCTTTAAAATTCTTTCCATAGAACTGGTTCCAATGAACGTGCCAACCAGCCAATATTTATCAATCTTTCTAAAATCAATCTCACTAATATTATTAATTATATAACTTTTAATATCTTTATCTTTTATAAACCAATTGTCTCCCCCTTGCTGTTCGGTTCTTTTTGTGCCTCTACGTTTTGCCTTAAGTCTCATTTCGTTTATTGCTCTTGTCACAAATTTAACGTCCACTCCAAAACAAAGAGCTAAAGATCTCGCACTCTGCCCGCGCAGACCATTAAGAAAGTGTTTCCTTTTTCTTTTTAAAACAATACCCGTAACGCTTCTCTTATAGCCTTCTTTTTTTAATTTTATCTGGCTTATTTCGGGAGTAAGATGCGCATTAAATTCTAATATTTTAAGTTCTCTTTCACTCCAGCTTGGTTCTTTATGCTGCTTGGCTATCCATCCGTGTTGAATTGCGTATCTTGAAACCTTCCATCGCGGAAGTCCTAAATTATAAGCAAATCTATTAATCTCTCCCTTTCCTGTTTTATCTAAATATAATTTTTTTATTGCCTCATGCATTGATTCGCTAATAGGATATTTCATGCTAATATTTCCTTTAATTCCCGACTGTTTTTTTTCATGAATTCTATTGTGAGTTGCTTACTCTGGGGTTTCCTTGATATTACCTCTGTCACTTTTTCTCTTATCCTTTCTGCTTCCTCATATGCGTCCAGATCTTTAAATTTTGGTTTTGGTTCCGGCTTCGCAGAAACATACTCTCGTTCAAGCTGATAATAATGGTCTTTCTGCCTTATTGTCTCGCGGTTAAATTCATAGGGTGGACCAGCCTTAATTTGATATTTCTTTTCTCTCAATGTTCTTATCCTGGCTGCTACCGGGAACATTCCCAGATCATCAGATGGATCATAAAACCTACCCTTAATTTCCCCAGGGATGTCAAAGTTCCTGTGAGGCCTGTAGTCTTTTAAGATTGCAAGAAGCATTTCCCATTCAGCAAGGCTTGTATGTTTCATTTCTTACCCTCTTTGAATTTTTTAATTAATTTAAACTTCTTAATAACTCCCCTCAATTCGTCATTTGATAAGATTTCGTTTTCCGCTATACTTAAAAAGAATTCTTGAAGTTTCGGTTCAAAGAAAGCTACCTGTTTATGGTGGGACCATGTTAAATCATCCCTGCGCATAGGCTTTTCAATCCTACTGCAAATTGAGAGATCATTGCGTAGGATTTTTTGGTCAAATCCGTTCTCATCAATGCCCTGGGAAGATATCTCTCCAAACTTCTTCTCTCCTTCTAGCATCCAATCCCCAAGCCAGAAGTGTATGGATTTCGCTATATCCTTTAACCTCTTTCCAAGCGCTTCCCATTTCTTAAAATTCATATCTTCATCTAGTATCAATCCTGTTTTAGCAAAAAAAGCCTGTGGTTTATATGTGCATTCATCATTACCTGCTTCATAATATCCACATTCATTGCAATCGTTAGTACCAAGTGGACACGCTGATATTTTCGCTGGTATTTTCATTGTTTCTTGCCTCTTTTTTTTACTTCGTAGATTAATATTGCTATAACTAAACTTATTGCATAAACAAGCATAATCCATTCTAATATCATTTCTTATTCCTTGTATGCCATTCTACGAGTAAAACAGCTATAACCGGGCAAGCAAAACAGAATATTGAGCCGATTAGCATAGACCAACATAGTATTTTTTCCATGTTATTTTCCTATCTTTAGTCTATCTTCTCTTACTTTCCAATATCTATATTCTTTTTTTGATTGCCGCCTTTCATCACATATCATTTTAAGCTCTTCCCTAACTTCTTTTAATGCTTTTTTTCTTTCTTCTTCATTCATATCGCTATCTCCTATGTGTTAGCTTTTCTGCAACATCACATATCATCATAATTATATTTGCTACATCTGCACCTTCATTAAGCATACGATTACTTCTGTTTTTAAATGCTGTCAAAAATTCTGTTAGTTCTTCGTTGAATTTGTCTCTAAGAAATTCAAAATCCTCTTCTTTATACATACCTTTCCAACCACCTTTATAGTCATTCTTTTGTAGCTTGCGTTCCATAGCATCAGCAAATAATTCAACTTCTTTTCTTCTTTTCATAATCTATCTCCTATGTGTTAGCTTTTTAAATTCTATTACCCAAACCCACGGATTATCTTCCCATCTATGCTCTTTCTTGTGGATTGAGTTCCAAAGCATTTTCATTCCACCTACCATAATGCAATATGGCAAATAATCTTTCCCTGTTAATAATTTGACAGCTAATTCAGGTGTCATACCTTCTGCTATGGCATCTTCTGAGGTCATGTTTCTTAATTTCTCTACTCTTATATCTGTTATCTCAAGGGTAATTCTTGAGTAATTACGAGGCATATGGATTGATGGTTTCCATTTAGGACTTTCTAAATAATTATCAGCTTTATAATAAATTCCTTTTGGTATAATTATTTTACCAACATAAGTAATATCCTTTTTTACCTCAATCCAAGTTTCCCTAACCCACAATCTATCTCCAACTTTGCCATAGGGACATTTATAGTATCGTTCTTCATCAAAAAATCCATAACCATTCTCGTCCCCTAAGTCATGGCATTCAATTGTAATTCCATTTGGAGGATATGGCTGTGGCTTAATAACTCTCCTCGTCTGTATTTTTCTTCCTTCTAATATTGCCTTAACCATTTCAGTATTAAATATTATAGGTCTATCCATAATTATCTCCCCAAATGTGGAAAAGCATTTACAAGCACTCTATATGACCCATGTAATACCCATATTTTGTAAACATTATAAATTATCCAGCTCAATATACCCCAGTTGAGTAGTTTCTGTATTTTTGATGCCCTATTTCGCTTTCTCATTCTCTCGCAGAATATACCACCGTTCATGATCTATCCTTTCTTAGAAAAATTAAAAACACTCCAAAAAACACCACAGCAAATCCATACATTCCTGCGCTTACAACAAATGCTGCTAATAATAAAAACACAACTGCCAGACACGTTTTATATCCCATAATTATACCTCCCCCAATAAAGAAATGCCCGGGGTGTAATGAATAGCAAACCGTATAGACAGAGAGCTATCCCCGAGCATTATTGTTTTGATTTTAGTTGTACTATTCATTACGCTTTTATTTTAGCACACACTCACAACCCTGTCAAGCCCTCAACGCCTAGCGTTTTATTTTCTCTTTCCAGCAATACCACGTAAAAATAAACCGGTTAATGGAAATTTTTTAATGTAATTTCCATCAAGATTAAATATTTGTATACGATAGTTTCCCCTGTCAGTCACAAAAAGCCGGTTTTTAATAACTTCTATATCAGTTGGAGAATTAAATTCCCCGTTTCCACTACCTCCGGACCCAAACTCACTTACAAGCTCACCATCCACATCAAATACCTGGATATTATTACTCCCGGTAGCCGCTATATAGATTTTACCATCTGCGCCTGTGATTCCCTGAGGGCTAGATAAATCACCAAAAGACTTTATTAAGCTTCCCCCCAGGCTATATATCTGGCAGTTATTCTTTACTGTGTCAGTTATGTATATGATTTGATTATCCTGATCAATATAGATTCCATAGGGCGAGCCATCCTCCTCAGTATTAAAAGAACTTTGATAGGTTCCGTATTCGTCAAATACCTGGACCCTTTTATTCCCTGAGTCGACCACATAGATTGTATCTTCCATCACCTCAATTCCCCTGGCATTCTTAAACTGCCCCTCTTCTCCGCCATATGCCGTACCGAAACCAAGCATAGATTCCCCTTTTGAATCATATTTTCGCACTCTGGGAGCATTACTGTATAGTCCGCCTACCCTAATATATCCACCAGTTCGATACAAAACCCAAGTTGGCATATTAAAAGGTCCTGTGTTTGTTCCTACGCTGTGATGAAAGCTACAATATTTCCAATTTATTGTATCTTGGGGAACCCAATATTCAAAATAATTAGTACCCTTAACATATATGATTATAAAACGTGGATCTCCTTGGTCAGCGTACTGGAATGGATTATATCCGTCACCGTAGTCTCTTGCGTCACCTGACCATATAAAAGAACTACCAATAATCAGACCTTCAATTTGTAATTCTGCCCCAAGATCTGTTACATAGATATTACTTTTTGTTACTCTGATACTTTGAGGACGCTGGAGACTTGAAATACTGCGGAGGCGCTTACCTTGTGAGCTATATTCCCTTGCAGATCCGCTAAAACTGCCTGTGCCACTAATAGGCCTGCCCTCATCAACTACATATACGCTCCCAATACTACCTCTATTAACTACAAAACCTAGCTGGCAAACCGCCAGCATACCTCCTTATGTCTTTAATGTCCTTTATGTTGTCTGTTATTATTTTACTCGCTGCTTTTATATCCGGGATATCCGGACTTTCCATTTGCGACATAGACACCATATCCATTTCAAAAAATCCCGTTTCTACCTGGGATGTTTTGGACCTGAAATCCCACATTCTCTGAGATACCACTGTTCCCACAGGCTCCTGATGCCATGAGCTTGAGGCTGATACAATAAATGTTCCAACAGGAGAAAAGCCAATAATGTTTTTTAGGGTTAATGTTATTGCCGTTCTCTTCTGAGCATACCATGCCCTAGCCAACGCAGCGATTGTCCGTAAACGCGCACTATCATCCCTTATAATGCCATCCCCTTCATATCTAACCAATTCGCCGTCTATGATATCAATGACCGTTCCCTTTAAAATATATGACAATTCAGCATCTTCAACATTAATAATTAAAGTCCTTGCTGATTCCGATGCTACGTTTTCACTTACATCAACCTCAACAGCCAGATAGGTATCTGTTTTGGCGCAGACAGTTGCAATGAGTGTTTCATAATCAACGTCAGGATTGTTCGCGGATGGATTTGCGCCGTCCCAACTATTTAACGCCATTTCATGACGAGGGCTTCCCTGCAATTCAATTCCCATTTCCCTGTCCAGCATTCTAACCTGTATATTTGATCCGATTTCCGCATCAGCTAATTTATCCACAAAGAAATATAAGGTACCTGAGTCGCTATCCTCTACATCTACCTTGACTGCTGCGAAAGGTCTTCTATATTCAGGCTCTGAATTTGATGGATTTTGATTCTCCGGAGTATCTTCTGCATAATCGTAACCTTTAAGTAGAGGCAGTTCCCGTTCCAATATCCTGTTGAAGTTCCAGATAGGAGTAGAATTTACTATATCCAGGGACCCGTCTTTTTTTATTGTAGGTGAAACTATTTTCCCGTCTATTGTCCAATCCCAATCACTTGGGATCCTGAAAGTCGTATATACCCGTTCAAATTTATCTGCTCCTCTGGCGCTATCATTTACCTTGGCATCTTCGTCTAAGAATGGAACTTTATATTCCTGCTCTAAAGCATCAGTCCAGCCATTCTCAAGAGTATCACTGGCATATTCAATAGTAAAACATGTCTTTATCCTCTCTCCCCTGACTATTATTTTGTCATATTTCGTTGAAGTAATAAGCCTGATCAATGCCTGCTCAATATCTATTGCATTATCAAAGGTCATTGTTGCCTGTTCCTGATTTGGCGGTATTACAACATCCCCGACTGATATCGGCTTTTCAAAAACACTGAAAATATGGATTGAGACATTACTGCTTCCTATTGTTCTTATGCACCAGCCTAATCCCCTGCGTCTATCTATGAGTTTATTCATGGCCTGCCTTACTGTTAATCCTTCCATGCGCTGAACGGTTTTTATACTGTCCAGAATCTCGTATTGGCCGCCAAGAGTAAAGGTTATACCTCCTGGCTGATGATACTTCAGGATATAATTCAATATATCCAGATGGCTCCATTCCTCTCCTTCGCTTGAAAACTCATAAACTTCGTCTGTATTTATATCTGTGGACCTGTTTCCGAGTAATGTAGAACCCCGGGTATGCCTTTCATTAAATGTTGGAGTCCATCCGATATTGATTGTCTCAGAAACTCCCTTACAGCGCGCTCCTGTTATAGCAACCCTGTCAAGTAGATGTTCCAGACCATAAGCTGTTATATGTTGATCTCCCTTTGGTGTAACCGTGGATCCATGCATGTCATATTCGTTATCCTGTATGATACCGGTCCATATAACATAAGTCCCATTACTGTCTGCTCTGACTATCTGCACATAGTAATCAGCCAGATTTTTTGGCTTTGAATCAGTAAAGGTTGTTTTATCCTCTCTCTTGATGTTTCCGTAATGATGTATCAACTCAGCCCTAGATACGCTGGGATTCGCCGATTCTGTCGCTTTGATAGGCTCTAAATAAGAAACTGTCTTCCATTTATCTGCCCAGTTTTTCTTTATCCTGCAAATTATCTGTATTTTTTCCTGTATCTTTGGGATTGTGATTGGTTTTATTTGTATTCTGGCCATATTAATCCCCCTGTTTTTGTTCTGCAATATCCTTAAAGAATATTCCTGCAGGTTCTGTCTTATCCGGACCGCTTGTTGAGGCAGTTGTAGTAGAGATATCAGTATTTGTGCTATCTACATTAACAGGCCCGGCATCAATTCTTCTGGTCCTGACTATAATCTTTATTGTTTTCCCATCATCAAAAGCATCACTCAGCCAGTCCAGCTTTGCTATTCCATCTACCTTAACCATATCAACCGCAGTAGGAGTATCAACATCCGGATCAGGGTCAGATCCATCATCTGTTAAATAAATTAGGAATTGCGTTGCTTCTTCGCTGTCTTCTAAATAATAATAATTAGCTGCTACCCTGACTTTCCCATCCACATCAGGCGTCAATGCAATATCTAAAGATGAAGGCTCTGATGGCACTGTTGCTTCTGCTGCTCCATCTGCGTCTACTACAAACGTCCATTCTGCTATATTTCTGGAAAGCAAGTCCCATTTATTTCTTTTTCTCAGGACAAAGTAATAAGTATGATCTGCATCTAATGCCGGCGTATCATGCGGTAGGGTTGTAAAAGTTTCCAATGGCGCGCTGTCAAAGTCCGGAGAATCATCTGTTCCCACATATAATTCATATCTTTCGAGATCATCATCCGCAATACGATATTGCCCTTTTGCTGCATGCTGGAATATTCCTAAAATTCGACATGCTCCCCTGCCCAGCCATTCCCTGGATACATAAATAAGCTTATATTTTCCTCTGCCTAGAGATGTAAATGCTGCCTTAACGCTATGTCTACCCCTGCCCAGCCAGGTATAATCAGATAGATATAAAATGCTATCGTTTATAACAGGAGATTCCCCATCATCATTCTTAACTTTAAAATATACAACCTTCTCCCCATATCCTTCTGATAACGTGAAACTTGGCCCAGTAGCATATGTCAGCCATCCAGTGCCTGCATAAGTAACTACTATTTTAGTAAGTATATTATTTATCCCTGGGTTTTCCTCCTCTGTCCCATTACCTAAATTATAAAGCAAACTGATTTCGTTTTCCGTTAGAACAAAATTATAAAGTCTAGCATCATCAATATTTCCATCTAAATATCTTCCCTCAAATGTAGATGCTCCGATTTCTAGATCTGCTCCGCCCACATAGAAACTTCCTCCAGCGCCCGCAGTTCCTCCTTCGTTATCTATATATGCTTTTGCATTTACTCCATTATTAATAATAACAACATGTGTCCATGTAGATAAAGGTATATTCCCTTTGCCTGCCCCAGCTAGTACATTGCTCCCTGTTGTTGAATATGCTAAACCAACTGATCCTGTAGGTTGTATCTCAATCAAATAAGACAAATCACTCGCTTGCCATTTACTAAATATGCGAGCAGTTACTGCCGGATATGCATTCAAATAAACCCAGAATGAAAACGAAACTGCATTTGTAACATCCAGGCTGGCGCTATCTGGAACGATAATTATATCTGTGCTTCCATTAAAAGTTAATGCATCATTGATTTTGCCTGCAGTGCTTATATCTTCTGTATTTTGATCAGCAGCTCCATCATTACTTCCTGCACTATCAACCACATTTTTTGTTGCTAATTTATCATTCATCTTCCACTGAGAGACAGGAGAGGCGACTACTCCGGTACTTCTTATCTCCACCCTCAGCCATCTATTATTGGCAGCTGTGATACTGCCGGTTATTCCATCCTGCCAGGCTCCGTAACTTGCTCCGGCTAATCCACCCTCAGTTGCTGCGGATTTACTTCTAAATTGGATATCTTCAGAACTCTGCAGGGTCAAGCTAAATAATTCCCAATCCACAGAACTTCCGGCGTCAAAATCCTGAACTTTATTGCCGGCAGAAGCGAGATTATGATTGCCCTGCCAGATTTCATTTAATACAAAGTCGGGATCCTCGCTTGCCATGTAATGCGTTGGATCCCCTGTACATACATTATCAAGAGTAACTTCTCTATCCTTGGTACTGCTTTCTCCTTCATCGATTGCAAAAGATGTAACAATTGGTTTACTATCGTCATAATAAAATTCCAGTTCTGACACTACTATATGAACCGGAGTCTCAGATAGTTCTATATAAGCGTCATAACAGAACAACCTATAACGCGTATATGATGTTTCATTATCAAATGTTACTTCCTGCCATCCTTCAGAAGAAGCAAATAGAATTTCATCTCCATTGTATTGGCTTGCTCCTTCACTCCATCCGGTTGCAGGAATCTTTGTCCAGTTACTGCCATCATTACTTCCTTCAAGCTTTGCATGTTTAATGTTTTTACCTGGATCCAAGCTTGCATAAAACCTGATTATATTGACAATCTGCCCTGAGTCAAAATGTCCGGCAACCCATTCGTTTGTTAAATTTCCACCTAGAGATGCCCACCATGCCCATTCAGTAGTATTGCCGTCAAATGCCTGTGATGAAGGACGGTCATATTTCTGACTTGAGGCAGAACTTCCCGTAACAGATATTTTTATTTCAGGCACTTACATCCCCCTACGCTGAATCAGCGCTCCATGCTATATGATTTTTAACAGTTATTTCCGCAGTTGCTCCGGCAATGATTTTTCTTTCAATCCATATCCCGTAAATATATCCGGCCACTAATGTTCCTATATCAATTACATTAGCATCATCAACAGCAGTTGGATGTTCAAATGTAACTCCTGCCGGCGCAGAACCTTCTCCTGCCACGGTCTTATCCGTAAATGCTCCTGTTGGCTGAGATGCAGGGGCTTCTTTCCCGATCCGAATCCCTGGGATAGGCTGTATAACATCATTCTCTGTTCCTGCCGCTCCACCGGCCACATCAGACCAGATATCTCTACCTGCCGAAGGGACCGTCAAAGCATCAGCCGTTCTTGAGGTATAATACATAACCTCGTCAGTAGTCTTATTAAATACATATCCGCTATCAGGCCAGTCTGAATAATCATCTGTTTTACAGGTAACTGTAATTGCTCCGCTTGATGCATAACCTGCCGCATTAACCGCCCTTGCTGTGCCCAGAAGCGCCAGCCATGCTGCAAGATTCTCTATTGATACCGCAGATTCATCTTTTAAGCATAAGCATCTATATTCTGTATCTCCTGCTGCTGCTTCCGCACTGCTTACATTGTCCATGCCTACAAGGTTATTATATTGCTCTGTAAGTGTGACTGTTGCAGTCCCTGTAAGGTCATCGGTAGATGTCCTGGAAACTCTGATATATTTCTCTTCTTCATCCCCTCCTGCTTCCAGTATCTTTGTCTCGCCGTTAGCAATAGTAACCCCAGCGCCCTGTGTGCCATCCGGTGGAGTCCATTTTAATTCATTCACTCCTGAAGCTGTTAATGATCCGTCACCAATCCCGTTTTCTCCGGCTATAAACTCAATTGTAATATTACTGATAGGATTTACTATTTCGCTTCCTAATTGACTTGCTTCCGAACTTGATCGATACTTTCCAAGACTTGCATCAGGGTCAGCTTGTGCCGCGCCATCACTAGCAGCGCCTGTTAAATACATCCATATACTATCTGCGTGTGTTTTTTCATCTGGCATAATTACTTCCCTCCTACTTTTTAATTAATCCAAGACTGAGTATGGTTACTATATTCGCCAGTATTCCGGGCGACTTCTTGCTAGAATATGTTATTGTGGTATTACCATCCTTGTCTATTGTTTTTGTTATATCCATAGGCTTGTTACTATCCGCCTTCACACCTGTTGGAGTTATATCTAATGTGCCATGATATCCAGCACAACCTGCCATAGCGAGTATCGCCATTGCAAAAACTATTGATAATGCTACTATTGACATCTTCATTCTGTTGTCCCCCTTTTAAATCTTACAAAATCACTATATTGTTTTACTCCATCCTTAAACCATAAGCCTCCTATTAATAACTGGGAAGTAGTTGGATGGTCTACTGCCACTATAGTTCCATACATATTATCAAGATAGAAAGTGTTATCTGCATCTGCGTTGACTACTGTAACTATAATGCTATCAATCACATCTTTATTTGCGTTTGTAACTGCGGAGATATCCCAAGTTTGTTCTTCCCATGCTCCTGTTGAGGATATATTTGCTGTGTGTTCTGTGGTAGTTCCGCCAGAATCGTGTATGCCTATTTTAATCTGACTACCTGTTCTTGAGGCAGAATAGATATAATAAATCCATTTATTTATATCTGATAAATCTATTGCGGGACTTACTGTTCTTGTAAAAGTATCATTGAGACTATCTGTTTGGGCTGCTATTGCTTTAAGAGAATAAGAACCTTGTTGTTTTATTGTATCTTCGGAGTAGCATTGGAGATTCGGAGCAATTGCCTCCATCATCTCTAATTCAAAAACTATCAGATACCCACCATCACCATTATTAGCTGAAACATCCAACCTATAGTATAGGTAGGCTGTAGTATTACTAAAAGAGTAAGTCCTCACATCCCCTTGAAACCAACCTGTCTGATTTGTCTGGGTATCAAGGGTATCCCAATCTGAACCGTTGTTACTTCCCTTGAAAGTCCAATCTTTTGGGTATCTTGTTAAATATGAACCATTATTACTACAAGCCCAAATAACATATCTCTGAATTGTCTTTGCTGATGTAAACTGATATTGCAACCATCCCGTAGGATTGCCATTAGCCGTTTGCCACATATTCCATGCTATAAGACTATCGTCAAATGCTTTCCAAGCAGCATGAGAGGTGCTACTAGCACTAGATACTCCACTAGGAGCAGTATCCGATGTCATGTCAGGAATTAAATCATCAGTATAACCTGCATCTGCATCACTACTCACATAAGCCGCTTGAGCAGTGGCATCTGTTGAGTATTCAAAATAATCAAGTTCTACGTCAGCCGCAAATCCCAGATAGGAGAATGCAAATACTAATAATAATATAGATAATAGTCGTTTCATATTATATCCTTATAAATTAGCGAGTAGCCACATATGAACACCGAATTTCACCAATTCTCATACTCTGACCTTCTGCCGCCTCAAGGTGTAGCTTGATTGTCATATGCTCCCCTGCTGTATAAGTCCCGGAAGGTTGCATTGTCTCATCTACTGCCCATGTGCTGGATGATAATACTACTGAACTATCTGCATCATCGTTGGAATCGTATAGAGAAACTGTTGCTGTATCTTCCTGTACAGTATCACTATCATACTCTACCCTGAAAGTCGTCATAGAAGAATAATCCGCAGGAATTGGTATTTTGATTATCACATCGTAATCACTTACTCCTGCTTCGGTAGAGGACCATTCTATGTATGGAGTATCATTGTTATCAGAATCGCCCAGAGTACCTGCAAATGCTACGATTATGCCACTATCTCCGGCGTCATTGCTTCCACCATCTGCCGAGAGAGCATAGCCATTATATGCCGGACTCCAGTGTAGATAACGAGTATAAGCATTAGCAGCCAATATTGCCCTACCTGTAGCTGTGCAAGCGATTTCTTCTACATCTCCCGCACCAGATACTCTACCTAATATCTTATCTGAGCCAGATATATGTTGCATTTTGGCATAGGTTACAGCCTCAGCGGCAATGATTACTGTACCTGTCTCATCCATAGTTGCATCAGTATCCATTGTCTGCCAAGTTGGGTCTGCAGTATTTTGACCTAAAAGCATTTGCCCATTCGTGCCTACATCAATCAAGTTTGCAGCCGAAGTTCCATTGCCTACTAGAAGTTTATGAGCAGTCAATGTTGCCAGACCAGTTCCACCATATTGCGCGCCTACTACTGTTGCTTTCCATGTTCCAACAACTACCTCATCGTCTATTATCTGCACTTCCTCTATCGTTACTCCACTTCCAATGGTAGATTCAAGTATGGTATCAGCTTGGATACCATCTTGAAAGTCCTGTCCCCCTGTAAATGGTCTACCGCTAGCGACAAGAGCAAATATAGCTGTATCTGTTAAATCTAGTTTATCTGTAACAGTATTCCAGTCACTTGAATTATCAGTTACTGCAGAGTAATTACCAGATCCATCACATTTCACAAGCCCATTAAGAGCATCTAATACTCCCTTAAGACTGTAAGCTGCGTCCCAACTAGCTGAATCCGCTTCAACTTTATCTGTAACTGCTTGCCACGCTACAGACTCGTCAGTAACAATAGAATAATTCCCTGCTCCATCTGTTTTCATCAAGCCGGCAGAAGCAAATTCGCTATCCTCAAGATAATCTCCGGTTGCTTGCTTTCCTGCAAGCCCCTGAGTAAGCCCCCATAGCGTTACATAATCTGAATCATCTGCAGCCTCATCAGCATTTGTAATCTTAAATCCACCCATGCTTTGATTCGCTGTAAAGTCTATTGAGCCATCATGCCAAACAAATAATGTTGAATCAGCTGTGTCTAATAAATCAGAAATAAGACTACCGCTATCTTTAACCAATTTACCTGTAACTCCGTCAAATACCACTATTCTATTATCTACTGCCTCTGCGGGTCCGACTACATCACCAGCAGGTGTTTCAAAAGTAGGAGCAACAGCCTCCCCATTTGACATAAGATAAGTTCCGTCTGCTCCAAAAGCAAGTTCCGTTACATCTCCATCTGTATCAGAATAAAATAATCTCCACGCTGTTTGATCTACAAATTCAGTTAAATTAGTATATCCCGCAGCAGCAGCACCCCACTCCAATACAGTTCCAGCAGCAGGAACTTTTAATATTTGAGCCGCAGTGCCTATGTCTGGAGGAAATTGATAATTACTCCCAATATTTATTGAAGCGAATACTGGTGTGTCAGTAGATTCTAACTCGTCTATTCTTGTATGCTGTGCATTAGTCATATGATAATACTCATCAACAGTTCCACCTTGTTTACCAAGTAAATCATTATGCTGAATAAGCGCACTATCAGCTTGGTCTACTTTACCTGCAAGCTCGGATGTTATCTTCTCAGCTGTCCATAACTGTGTATTAGCCTCTGAACTATCATCCACATCTACATCAAGAATTGGATTCTTGGCTGTGCCTGAATTTGTGATAAAGTCGCCATCTGTGACAGTCTGCACTCCTGAATCCAGTCCGGTTATATCATCCATAGTAGCCAATACATTTGCGGCAGAAGGACTATTTGCCCCTGTCATAGCAGCCTTCTCATCAGCAGTTGGTATTTTAGCTTTGAGTACAGCTTCTAACTTAGTATCATTCACCGCCTCATCATCTAGTTTGGCAGTAGTTATAGCTTGATCCTTTATCTGCTTTGTGCCTATCTGTGTTGCGCCCACATTTATGCTTAATGCAAGTATCATAAATAAAAATATATACTTTTTCATAATCACCCTCTCAATATTAATGTGTCATCTTCTGTTAATTTGTCAGCTACGAAAGTTATTGTAGTTGTGTCTGTCTCTGCATAATCGTCTGTAACGCACTGTAACATGCCATTTAAGAACACTTTTAGCGAATCATTGCCTGTTGTATAGGCTGTTACAGTTATGATGCCTGATGTCTCTTCTCCAGCCGTTACTGTGTGTTTTAAATAATAGCCAACTACGTCCTTAGCATCTTCCCAACCTTTGGCGAGATTATTAGATACTGCTTTGTCTAAGTCTGCATTTGTATCAGCCTCATCAACTGTTTTCACGTCAAATAATTTAACTGCTGACATTGTATATTCCGTTATTCCTGTGCCAGTGACTTTAATATCATAACTACCATTCGCTGCATAAAAATTAGTCCTACCATACGCATCTGCTGTAAGTGGGTTTCCTGCAGCAGTAGAGCCATCATCTGAATATATTGTTGACACGTCCACTGTACCTGCATCATAAACCGTAACAGTAGCAGCAGCACCAACTCCGCCCACATCTTTTAATATTGTTATATGTAAATGCTCCATAATAGCCCCTTATGAAATCGTTGCTGTCCACTTCAATGTCAATTCAACATCCGCAACTTTTGGTATTGCTGAATCAAAATGAACATAACAAAGCATAATCCCGGCTGAACTCGCATTGAATATCCCCGCCTCTGTTACTGTTCCTGTGCCAACCCCAGCAGCCCAAACACATTGATATAATACCTCATCCGCAGAAGCCCCTGCCTGTTGATCTCTTGATGTCAATGCTAATCTGCTCAATGCTGTTGTTAAAGCTGTTGGATCTGCTCCTGCATCCGCTCCTGAACCTGTTTCCATCCAGCCCATTTCAGCCTCGTTGTGTACGCTTGCTAACTGGTCAGCTATATGATATTTCCCAACAGTGGTAGATACATTATGCTTTGCTTTATATAAAATAACTTTGTCATGTCTTGTTAAAATAGCCTCTACATTATACTTTGCTCCAAAATTCATATTTAATTTCATATTGACCCCCTAAATTCGATATTTATTGTCCCCCATCCGCTTGCTGTTTCCTCATCAACACTTACAGAAGAACAAGCCATATCGCCATAACTACGCCCTGCAATCTTCACTTCTGCCTCTACACTATTAACATATAATCTAACCCCAACCGTTCTTGGTACTCTTGCTTCTTGTATTCCACTTGGCTTGAGATAATTTTTAATAAGATCCTCTACCTCTGCCCTGAATAGTTTATTTGTTGTTTTGCTAATTTCACATTTAACTCTTAATGTAGCACCACCACCATCCGCACTATATCCTGTACTCATACCCACGTCTGAAAGTTTTTTAGTCCCAAAATACACTGTTGATGTTGCCATTTTATGCTCCTTGTCCTGCTAATTGTTTTATACTTAATGCCTGTCTAGTAACTGTTTTTGCAAGTGCGTTTGTTTTGCTTGTAAGGTTTTTAACTACGCTAATAACTTGACTGAGCACACTTGTTTGCGCGCTACTTAAACTATTTGCCTTAGCCGCATAACTGGCTATACCCTTTGCCAACTCATCTATGCCAATCTTGCCGTCTTTATAGTTTTGTATTAAATCACCCAGCATACCCTCTGTTGCTGTTTTTAAACTATCTAATGCTTGATTTTGTGCTTTAGCCTCTTCTACTGTTTTATCAAACTTTTCTGCCGACATTCCTGCTGGCTGTTCTTTTGTAAATACTGTTTCTTTTCCCAACATTCTTACTCTACCCGTTTCTACTGGTATCTTTGTCCTTGCTTTTTGTAAAACATCATATATTTTCTTTCTTTCTTCTAGTATTACGTTTATATCTTTTTCTTTACTGACTTGCTTGTCAACTGTTCCCAATCCTTCTTTACCAAGTCTATTTATATCTGCTTTGAATTTTTTAATCCATTCACTAATTCCGCCACCCTTAGTACCTTCATCAACCCCTAAATATGTTTTTCTTAAAAAATCAGATACAGGAGTTTGTGCTTTGCCACCATAAATACTTTCAGCTAATTTGTCGCCTTCTTCTGTATATCCCTTAAAATATGCCTTCGCTGCTTCCAATCCTTCTTTATAATATTTTTCTCTCGATGTACCTTGATGCTTTTTCAATTCCTCTTCCCATCTTTTAATTGCTTTTCTATAATCCTCAGCCATTTCATATTTCTGCTTCATTATGCCGATTTTTCCCCAGTCCTTTATCTTCTGAATAGCCTCAAAAGCGATAAGCACAGCAGCTAATGCCGATAACCATTTATTAGTTGCTAATGTTAAAAGCCCAATACCTAATCCAACCCATTTAACATATTTTAATATATCTTGAAATGCTATTTTTATTCCTTCAAATGGAGAATTCGTCTCAAGCCATTTCCTAAAACCAATAAACTTTATTTTCCATTTCTCTAAATTAGCCTGAACTTCTTTTGGTGTTTCACCAAAAACCTTTTTAATCCATCCCAATATATTAAGATGTTTAGTCATGCTTCCCATTATATCCCCAAACATATCTTGAAATGCCTTTACAATTCCCGACTTATCTACATAATCCTTAACAGCTTTTATCTGCTTCTGGAATTTAGTAGCAAACGCCTTTAATGCTGGCGCAAAAACATCACCCAATCTACTCGCCATAATCTTTACAGCTTCCCAAATACTCGCAAAAGCAGAGGTTAATCCCTTAGCTCTGTTTTTGTATTCATCCATCAAACTACCGCCTTCTTTCCATTGATCATTGGCGATTTTTATATTATCTGATAGTAATTTAGTGTTTTCACTCATGGCTACAAGTGCAGGAGCTACCCTTACTCCACTAAGCTGTAATTCCTTTAACGCTGCCATTCTCTTAAATTTATCCAACTTACCAAGTCCTTCAATAAATTTCTTTATTGCTTCCATCGGCTTTTCTTTAACCAACTTTGCATATCTAGTAAATTCTATTCCACTTACATGAGCAAATCCTTTCGTATCTAATAATGCCTGATTAAGCATTCTTGTGATTGCAGAAGCTCCTACTTGTGTTTCTACACCCACATCAATCATTGTTGCTGCAAATCCCATCATTTCAGGGATAGTCAATCCAAATGACTTACCCATTGAACCTGCTCTTTTCGTTATCTCTCCAATTTGTGTAGCAAAAGCAGTTGTTCTATTAGATAATTCATTCATTACATCACCTAACATTTCTGATTTAGAAATAGGCAAATCCATTACTTTTGCAATTTTAGCCAAATCCAATGCCGCTTCTTCTGCTGTATATTTTGTAGCAATAGCCATCATTTCTACCGCCTTTGAAAAAATCCCTATATTCTTTGCTCCAGTAATACCCAACTGCCCTGCAATTGCAGAAGCATTTAAAAGCCCTTCCATTGTCATTCCTCGAGTAGTTAATACAAGGTCTTCTAAACTCTTTCGCAACTTTTGTATTTCCTCATTAGACATTCCTGTTGTTTTTTGCACATCAAGCAATCCGCTTTCCAACTTAGCAAATTGCCGAATAGAACCCACTACCATTGCTGTTAATGCTGCCACACTTACCAATGCTGCCCATTTTGCCTTGCGGGCAATAGATGACATAGCTGTACCAAATTTCTTTGATAACTGCTTAAACCCACCTGCAACCCTACCAACCTGTGATTTAAACTTATTTAAACGCCCCTTGATTGCAGCAAAAGTCTTTGCGCTTTGATCCTTTGCCTTAATAACCAATTGTAATTCAGCGGCAGTCATCTCTCTTCTCCAATAATCATCTGCATTAACTCTATATTTCTATTCGGCTCGCTTAATACCTCACTTGGCAACTTGTGTAGTTCTTTGCATATTCTCCAAACATTCATATCTGATACAATCTCCTCATCAAACTTTGTCAGTCCTCTCGCTCCCTGATGTATCTTTCTTATGCTGGCAAGTCTTTTTTTTTGCTTTCAATCGCCTCCAGCTTGTCTATTTCCTCACAAAGTTTGTTCCTTGCTGACTTCGTTAGCTTTCTTATACTACCTGCTGTTATAGGCTCTTTCTCGCCCCATCCACAACCCTCTTTAGTCAATGCAAGTAGTAATTTCTCAGCTCTCATCTTTGCCGAACTCAATACAAACT